GGGCCTAACCTCAAAAGAACTATTTTTAGTTGTAGACGGGGTTTGCTCATTGTCTATTGTAGAGCTTGTTTGGTTTAAAAACGGGTCACTACCATCGTTAACACCTGTAATTGTTCTAATTGGCATAAATTGTTGTTTTATATATTAATAGTTTTCTTTTACAAACTCTCGTATCATATCCAAAGTCTTGTCTAAAACTTGGTCACTAAAGTCCATATCTGAGCTTTCTCTTCTTAGTACATTTGCGAATTTACCCTCAATACTAAAACCGAAAACTTTGTTGTCTTTTACGTAGTTGTCCCACACGTCTTTGTCGTCAACTTTCATTGACACCATCCACGTACCTGCAGGAACTTCTAAGCCGTACTTTTTAGACTTATCAAACTCAGGGTCTTCTACTATCCACGATTCAAACACAGTCATATTATCTAAGACTTCAGCGTGTTCTAAAGTAGCATTGTTTTGATTGTTATTTCTAAAGAAGGCCTCAGCTGTCTTGGCTATAGTCTCCTTTGAAAAATATACGTAGTACTCTTCGTCTCCGTCTTTCCTGTATATAGGCTTGTCAGGAATTAACGCAGCACCCATAAGTATCTGCTTGTCCTTGTTAACCTCAGCCAATAAGACAGGCTTTTGGTCTCCCAAAGCAATGAAGTCTGACTGTATGGCAGGATTTTCCACTATTGAAAGAGCGTGCACCCCTGAAAGTAACAGGTCATTTTCGTCTATTAGTAATTCGTATAATTTCATAATTTACCTTTATTTAAAAACAATATTTTATCCAATACTTGCAATAGTTTCTGTGTTGCGTGATAACTCTTGTGAGCTAGTTACATCTTTATCCACTACAAAGGCTCTAATTGGTCTGTTATTAGCCCCTTGTATAGTGTCTGCTATCATATTATCTCCTGCGCTAGTCTGTCCTATTACGTTAAAAGCAGGTGCTTGTGGAGCTGTAGCACCGCCACCCATACTACCACCACCAAAACGGCCTGTAATCTTTTTCATTTCCTTTTTGCTCTTAAGCATATTCTTAATCATAAGACCTGATTGTATAGCCATTATAGCCATAGGTATAGCGTTAAAAGGTGGCCCTAGTTTAGCAGCGTTAGCCATACCCTCAGATAATGCACCTGTTTGGTTTACAGCGTCCATAGATAGCTTACCTTCAGCTTTTTGAGCATTCATTTTCATTTCTACCATATAAGTACGCATCTGCATAGCCATTTCTGCTAAAGCCATCATTTGCTTAATCTTAAATAGTGCCTGACCTATCTTAGACTCCTGACCACTTGCTTCGATAGCTAAGTCTAAACCTTGCGATATAAGCTGTCTTTTAGTCTCTAGGTCTGCTAAGTCCTGCTCCTGCTTTAAAGCCCTGTCATTGTCCTTTAAAACGGCCTCCTCGTTAGCGTAGTAAGCTTTAATAGCTTTTACAGCTTCTGCCTTCTCTGTCTCATTTAATTTAAGAGTTTCTAGCTCTAATAGGTGTGCGTCTCTTTGCTGTGCCAACTTATCTGAAGGGTCTTCAGCTTCAATATTAAATTGCTTAGTAAAGTCATCAAATACTTTCCTTCTTTTCTCTTCGTTTAGCTTAATCTGTGCATCTCTTTGCGCATCATAAATAGCATCAATAGTTTTAACCGCCTCAGCTCTCTCTGTAGCGTTCATTTTAATATCCTTAAGGTCTTTTAAGTGACGCTCTCTTTTGCGTTGTATCTTCTCTAAAGCTGTAGCGTCTTCTGTATCCTGCTCTAGTTTTTTAAGTTTAGCTAAGAACTCTTTTTTTGCATCTAGTTCTTTTTGCTCCTCTTCTGTTAGCATCTTCTTTTTCTTTGGGGCTAAAACCTCGTTAACCGCCTCTAAAGCATCTGTTTTTCTTTTTAATTCTCTCTTTTCTTTACTCTTGTAGTACTCTTCTTCTAGCTTGTCTTGTGCTTTGTCAAATTCGTCTGCCTTCTCTTTAAATCTCTTAATATCTGCTAACCCCTTCTCTAGTCTTTCATTCATTGCCACCCTGTCGGCTGCTAGTTGCTCTTTATCAATACCATCTCCAAAGAAAGGTACATCTGCCAAAGCCTCTTTTGCTTGTAAAGCGAAGTCTGCTAAATTGGTAGCCATTTGCTTAAACCAAGACCAAGCCTGCCCTATTCTTTGCTTAGAGCCGTCAATGCCTAGCATCATATGCTCCCAAGACACAACTGTAAGCTCTACTTGTTCCTTAAAAAAGCCTATAGCGCTTGTAGTAAATTGTACTATAGCCCTAGAGACTTTGTTTATACCACTTGTACCGTCTTCTATAGATAAAATAAAACCTTCCCAAGCACTCTTTAGTATAGTAACGTCTCCTGTTAAGTTGTTTAATCTTTCGTCTGCTAAGGTCTTTGCAGCTCCACTAGCGTCCTCTAACTTCTCTGTCATTATGTCTATCGCCTCCCCCGAAGTAGCTAATGTACTGAAAGTCTTACCCGCTACAATACCTACTAATTCTATAGATGTTTTTAAGGGGTCTGCGGAGTTTTTAACCTTCTCAAAACCTTGCTCTAGTGTCAGTCCTTTTTGGTGTAACATTATAAAAGACTTAGATAGTCCGTTACCACCTTGTGAGCCGTCTAGCATACTATTAGACAAGACACCTAATAAAGCTGTAGTTCTCTCTAGAGATACACCTAATAGTTTAGCTGTAGGAGCTACTAACTTAAGTGAGTTATCCATTTTAGCAAAGTCTAGACCTGAACTACTAGAAGCCTTAGCCAATACATCCACAACTCTAGCCGTTTCGTGTGTTTTTAAACCAAACCCTCTAATTACACCCCCCGTAAACTCTGCTGCTGAAGCTAAGTCAACATCTAAGGCTGCCGCAAGGTTTAGTATATCTCCTGTAGCGTTGCTAATATCGTCTGTTTTAAAACCTAATTTAGCTAGTTCTGTCTGTAAGCCTACAACCTCTGAAGCTGTAAAAGCCGTTGTACTACCTAGCTCTTTTGCCTCTGAGCTTAGTCTAGCTATATCTTCTGCTGAAGCTCCTGTTATAGCTTTAAGGCCTGACAAAGCCTTCTCGTATTGAGCCGACTTACTTATTACCCCACCTATTCCTGCTACAACCGCACCTAAGGCCACTACAAATACACCCACACCACTAGATATAAGGGCCATAGTCATAGCCTTAATACCTCCTGTGGCTAAGTTAGCTGAAGCACCTACACCTTTAAGTGAGCCTGATAGTCCTTTAGCGGCTACAGTACCCTTGTTTAAATCCTTTGAAGCATTACTAGTTACACTAATATGCACACGGCGTGTTTCTTTAGCCATTATATTTTATTTTTAAATTTATATCCTAGATACCTCTTAAACTCTGACCAATTTTCAGGGTACTTATATAACCCCCTAGCTATGTCTATACTCCTAGAACTATGCTTAGTATTGTTTAGTAAATGCATTAAAACTTCAATCATTTTATCCTTTATTTAAAAACAATCGCTTATACGTTTGGTAGTCTTATTTTTTTTACATATATTCGCACAAAAGAACAATTATGTATAATAAAGAAGTTAAAAAAGCCTATTACCTAAAGAACAAAGAGAAGATACAAGCCAAAAAGAAGGCTTATAGATTAGCTAATATAGATATGTATAGGGCAAAAGATAAAGAGCGTTATCTAGCAGATATAGAAATAAATAGGTCTAAGGCTAGAGAGTACCACCATAAAAATAAGGAGTTATTAAGTATTAAAAAGAAGGCCTACAGAGAGTCTTTAAAAGATGAATTTTATACTATGTATTACATACCTCAACATCATTACATAGGTATAACTAATCAACCAATAATTAGACTAAGAAACCATAGCACAGTAGGCCGTATTACTACAGATTGGGAGGTAGTCTCCACGTTTAAAACCAAAAGAGAGGCTCTAGACGCAGAGAAATATATGCATAGCATCGGCTACTGTGGTTAGTATGTTAAAGTTATGTTAAAAACTTGTGTATGTCAATTTTTTTGTCTATATTGAAAACTTCTTTGAGTCATAAAGTAACTTACCTAAGCAAAAGTTTCTACTATGTCTCCACTACTCCCTATTAAGCTACCTACCATTGATACTGCTATTGTAGTACTAGGAGCTATTAAAGCATTGTCTATTAAACCTGTTGTAGCGTCTAGATAGGTAATATATACCGAATCTGTAGTACTTTCATTCTCTAAGTTTCTAGAGTCAGTATTAAATTGCTCTAGCTGAGAGTTACCTACTAAGGTTAAGTCTAATTTAGTTACTCCTGAAAGATAGTTAGTTTCTAAAGAGTTTATATTATAGAACTTATTACTTAGTCTTAAAGTATCTGATAGCTTAAGTAGTAAAAGCTGAGCTTGTGGAATGTGAGCCTTTAGTTTTACCTTGCGCTTGTCTTCGTCAAACATTAAAGCTGTAGTACCTCTATAAAAAGAGTTCCATAGGCCGTTGCCATTCATAGTAAATCCGTATCTATACTCAGATAGCTCATTACCAAAGTATAGACCTACATCTCCACTAATACCTACGGGACTAGCCTGACCTCTTTGGTGTACGTTAGACGGCATAGTGTAGGTAGTTCCTGAGTCATTGGCAAAGTTGTTTCTTACAAGGGCCACAGAAGATATACTCCCCGTAGTTGAATCAGGCTTGCATATATAAGTGAACATAGGCTTTATAGATTGCTCAGTACCCCCTACGTCACTAAATAAGGCATAACATACCCTAAAGTCACTACTAGTGTCTAAGTCATCTATAGGCTCTAAAGGTGCTCTTTGGTTTTTAATACTAAGCTCGTATGTGCTACCTGACAATTTAACCCCCTCTTTACCTCTTAAATCATATCTTAATGAGCCATAATTACGGCCATTTACAGCCTTATACCCTGCCTCTAAAGCTAATACAGGCTCTTCAAATTGCATTAATAAACTAGAGTATAGATTAGGCCTATTAACATCGTAACCGCTTACGTCTACATACCTTGTAAAGTCCTTTACTTCTCCCTCACTCATAAAGTGGTCATAGTGTTTAGTAGATATACTTAAGTTGTCATCTACCTCAGCAATTACATTGAACATCTTAAATAGAGAGCTTAAAAACTCCATAACGCTAATATCAGGTATGTTGTTCTGTGCACTATAAGTTCTAGCCGTACCTATAACAGCTAAGGCCGTCATTGTTCTAGTTGGCTTTACAACCCAAGTCTTGAAACTTGAAGTCCCTGCGTTTAAATACTCCCTGTCATATTGCTGTATTTCTACTTCGAGATTAACAGAAGTTGAAGAGTCACTCTCTACCTCTACTTGAAATATTTTATCAGTAGCATCTCCGTAAAGAATCACAACATCTGTGTAGTATCCTGAAACATCTACCTCTCTCACTACTTCCCCACCCATTTTAAGCTTTATAGTAGAGCTAATTGAGAATGTACCCTTTACCCTTACATAAAACCTTCTGTCTTGTCCTAGTGCACTAGTTTCATCTGTGGCATTATATACAAAGCCATTACTTACGGCCGTAAAATTATCATTAGCCGTACCTGAATAGGCAAAGCCTGTCGCTATAGCATTTAATAACTCCCCTGAGCGTTCTTTGTCTGTTTGGTGTAGCCATAAGTATAAGTCCCTTACGTAGTTAGCTCCTAGCACCCCTGTAAAGTTAAAATTGTATTTAGCCTCTATTTTATCTAGGATTGCTCCTACAGATAAAGCTCCTACAACGTCCTCTTCAGAAATGCCGTAGTCTGTATTAGTTCCTACAAATGAAGTAGAATAAGCTATATTTGTAGCGTTCTCTATACCTAGGCTAGGAGTACCACTATCTGCTAAGAAACGTCTTCTGCGACTTGCAATAGGAAACATTAAGTCTCTCTTTGTAGTGTTTTTCATTTCGCTAACGTGATTAAAATTGTCATCGTCTAAGCTAGTGAAATCTAACTCCCTGATTTTATCTTTACCAATTTGTCTAGATAGCTCAGATAGTTTCCCTATGAAAGTAATCTTATAGTGAACTGCTAGGCCATTTTCAACACGTGCACCCTCTACTCTAATATTACCTACCTTATAAGTACTATTATTCATTAAGATTTTAGCAGGTATTAACTCCCTAGAATCTACGCTGTTTTGTATGTCTATATTGTAGTAGTGCTTAAAAACCTTGTTATTTTGCTTACTAGCAGGTACTGTAAAACTCCTAGAGAAATCTGTAAACAGCTTCTTAGGGTCATTCATATCCTTAACTACTGACTTAATAGAGATACCCTCGTCTGCAAACATATCTAGTAACTCTAGTGTTTCCCCTACTACTATCTTAATTGGTACTTTCATTATCTTATAGTGTTTATATAGTCCCTAGCTACTTCTAAAGTGAATGTGTATTGTATTAGCTTGTCGTTTAAGTGATTCTTTTTAGCTATTTTCTTGTCTGTTATAGTGACAGGAATTAAACTATCTGAAACTTGCGGTATTGAGGCCCAAACGTATTCACTTAATATAAGCTCTTCTAACTGCTTTACATAGTATTCGTTTATATAATCAGTATTAATTGTAAAAGATTGCTTAGAAGCCTTTACAAGCTTTCTAGAAGCGTGTTCTACGTTAACCGTATCTAGTGAGCCGTAATTAACTACGTTTCTTTTAAATGACTCTGAAGTACTCATAACCTCTTCTGTATGCTTTAAAGTAAAGGCAAATGTATTCTTAGCTCCAAACTTATTAACATAACTCAATATGACAGGCCTGCTTAAGTCTGCATTGTAGTATGTCGGTATAGTACCAAAGGCCGTAACAAGTGGTGTATTGTATTTATTACAATCAAAAAGGTCGTGGTATAGTGTAGGTGTACTACCATTTAAGTCAAAGTCTACACTTGCTATAGTGTCATCTAATAAAAGAGTTTGTATTATAGTGTTAGAACTACCAATTAAAACAGGTGTATAAGCTACTGAGGCATCACTAGAGCCATCTGTTCTGTTTATGGTAAAGTTCCAATCTGTGTTGTTGGTTGCGTTAGTCATTATTTGCACCATTGAAAACTCTCCAACTACCCCCGTTATTCTATAGTTCCCATACATATCTTTAGGTAACATTACAAAGCTGTCTACAAATGCGTCTCCGTTCTTTTGTACCGCCTCTGTGTGTATAGTATAGCCTTCTGTAGCTAAGTATGTTTCAATAGTTACAGCACTTAATGTAAAGTCCAATACCTCAGTCTCTACCCAAACCGTATTAAGGGCGTAAATAGAGTCTCCCTGTACAATGTAGTCTTTTATTAGCTCAGATATTTCAAATACAGCTTTGCCGTCTGTAGATTCCTTCTCTAATACATAGGTAGCATCTGTGGGCCTCTCCAATATTGGGCCACCTCTCCAAATCCTTAAATTAAGCCTGATAATAGGCTCTGAGGTTATCTTCTCTACATAAAAGGGACTTCTTACGTTTATCTGTCTATATGCCATTACTTTCTTATTTGTTTAGCCTTTTGAGCTGCTTTTAATTGTTTCTCTATTTTATTAGCAAAGTTAGTCGCTATATCGTCTGCTATTGCCTTGTGGTATGCACTCCACATACTCTTGTTTCGTTTCTGTAAAGGCTTAGTAAAGAAGTGAGAGGCCTTTATACCCTTCTCGTATATTGACCTAGCAATTAAGAAGGCTAACTTCTCAGATATACCCTTCTTTTTACACCAAGCTCTTATAGGCCCAACAGGTACACTCTTTTTACCATTCCTAAACTTATTCTTAGAGTTTCTATTCTCTATATAATTACTCTTTGAGCCTCTTACCCCTTCGTCTAAAAACTTACCATAGTTGGCCATTTCAAAGGTTAAACTCGGCATAGCTGAGCCTCCTGTAAATCTACCCTTAATGCTTCTATTCATTTTAGCCGTTACATAGCCCTTTATAGAGCCGTGTAGCTTACCTGAAGCCTTATGTGAGGACTTCTTACCCCTAACCATTCTACCCTTCGTTAAATTAGCCTTAGATTGACTAACAACATAACGCTTGTAGGCTTCCATAACTTTACGGGCCTTAGGATAGGTACTTGTATTTTTAAGGTCTAAGTTTAGCAAAGGTCTAAAGTGTTTTTAATAGCTACTGTAAAGTCTACACCTACGCCTGCCAATTTGTCTTCAAATCTCTCACTAAAGAACTCTATTGCTACGTCATCCTCTTCTAGTTTAAATCCGTTAGCGTATAAGTCCCCTCTCATTAATTCCTGTATAGTTTTAGTAGCCGCTGCAAACATAGAATTTAACACAAAGTGCTCATTATCATTACCATAGAATTGGTCTGTTTGTTCCTGCTTCTGTTCGTCTACAATGTCTAGAAATAGTATACTCATATCTACGTAAGCTACACCTTCTCCAATACGTGCTGAGGTCATTCCAACGTGTGCTAAAGGGAATATGTTTTTCTTAAGTAAGTCTACCTCAAATAAGTCTCCAAAGGTTACCTGATTCACTAAAGCGTTATTCTCTAGCTCTGTCTTAATTGCGTCTGTTAATTTAAATATGTTATTCATAGTTATCTATTTCTTCTGTGTTGTGCTCGTTCTATTTCTGCCTTCTCTTTGTCAAATTCTAAAAAGAGTAATGCCTCTAAATGGTTTAGTTCAGTTACTTGTTTATACTTTGTAGCATCGCCTCCGCATAAAGCGTAGAGAGAGTTAAACCACCCGTACTTCTTTGCGAATTGAGTTTCTCTACTATAGTCATCGCCTCCTCCTTCTCCTGATTCGAAAAGTCCTGAGAAGCCTTTAGTAACTCTTTCGCGATATTGTAAAAAAAAACAATGGCCGCACTAATTACTCCTACAGGTGCTTGTTTCATTACGTGGTGCATCTCTGTGTTTGCCTCATAGCCATCTATAGTATATAGCTCTCCAAACTCCTTAACAATAGGTCTAAACATAACAGACGCAGCCTTGTGAAAGTCTTTGTCTTTAGAGAGGCCTTCTTCTAGGTCAATAAACTCTCCTAGAGATATAGCTTGTAAGTCAGGTATAAAGCCGTATTTAACGCCATCTAACTCGAACTTATTAGTAAAGGGTACATTTTGTTGTAATACATTTAAAACCTCGTTAGAAATGCTCTCAGCATCCTTTAAGCGCATCTTAGATACTAAGGCTATGTCTACACCACAGAATATCTCTATTGTCTTAAACATAAAGAACTCCTTGTCCTGCTCTTCTGTATTAATCAAAGCAAATCTTTGGTATTGCTCTAGTGTGATGTCGTTTATATGTGTAGGTACTTGTATCTTCATAGTATAGTCTTTAGGCTTTATTTAAAAACATTGTATAGGTAAAAGTGGAGTAAGCAAAAGAAATATTAAAAAAAAAAGTTTGGAGCGTATATATATTAATTAGTATCTTTGTAACGACACCCTAATTTGAACTGATATATAGGAATAAAAAAAGAGCCCGTTAAGGCTCCTTAGTGAGATAGGTTAAGTCTCTATTTATACATTTAATCTCTATTTTGTAGCTCTTCTCCTTCTCCAAGCTTTGCTTCTGTTAGTTACCTTAGAAACTCTCTCTTTGGTCTTCTCGTGTCTTGATTCTGTTTTAGTTACCATAGTTGTCTTCGTTTTTAAAATGCCTTAGTAATTGTTTTATTAATAGTACTAAAGTGATTATTGGTATTAAGCCAAATAGTAATGTTAATTTTATCATAGTTTTGTGTTTAGTTATTCATAGCGTTTTAGTCTCTTATTACTTCTCTGTTCACTATAGCCTCATATAGTACTTCTAATAGGTTACTATCTCCTAAATGCTCTGAGTTATCTACTATGTGCTCAAGGTCTGCTAAAGCGTGCATATAGCCTCTCAGGTAATATTCTCTTTTAACATCCATCTTTCTATTATTATATAGCGTATCTAGTGTACTCATAGTTTAGGTTTTTAAGGGGGCGTTAACCCCCGTTAGTTTTTATATAGTCGCTTTGAGTTCGTTCATATCTGCAATATACTTATTATATTTAGCTATTCTCTCTTGGTTAGCAAAGTCTCCCATTGATAACTCGTAGTTGATAGTTTCTAGTGCTCTTTCAATTCCTTTGTTGATTTCTTGTATCATAATGTTTGTTTTTATAGTTAGTTATTATTTACACTACAAAGATACAACCTTTTTTAAGTTACCACCAAACTTTTTTGCAATTATTTTTGATTTATTTTTGATAAAACTTGTTAGCCCCCGTAAACACTGAGAAAAAAATATAAATTATTTTTAATAATAATAATCAACCCCCCTAACCATTGCTACATTATCGGTTAAACCCATAGGAACGTACATTCGTACCTTAAGCATAGACTCAGTTAAGTATTTGAAATCAGAGTAAAGGCTAGATAGCTTTTTTATACCTGAGTCAATATAGTATATTTGATTAGTATACTGACAGGTCAATAGTGTAAAGTTATTACCTCCTATCTCTTTGTAGTCCACCCTCAGCGTTCTCATCAAGGGTGTCTCTTTGGTGCTAGTGTTTATCCTTCTCATATCTTAAGCGTTAAAAGCAGCGTCCTGCCCGTTATAGTTTCTTTTAGCCAACCAATAGTTAATGTCATTGGCTACCTTAGGGTTGTACATTCCTGCCTTCCAAGTTATTTCACTTGTTACTAGGTTAATTATACAGAAGTCATTCTCTGTAGTTGTGTTCGGGTTGTTAAGGATGTCAAGAAAAGAAGTCATAAGAAAGAAATTTAATTTGTGCTTCGTTGCACACTACAAAGATACAACACATTAAAGGTTACTACCAAACTTTTTTGCAATTATTTTCAAATTATTTTAATAATAATGCCCCACTAGTTGATAATGAGGCAGTTACAGGTTAAATTATTTTTGTTTTCTTTTGCGATATCTTTGGTCTAGTATCCTTTTTGCCCTCTGAAGGTGCTTATTAGGAAACCAAGTAAAATGCAATAGTATATGTTCTAGTTGCATAGTAGTATACTTGTTGAGGTCTCTCATATCTTATTGTCTATCTGCTCTATAATATGCCTAAGCTCTGAGCGTTCGAATTTACCTACCCATATCATATTGATGGTTAAGTTATAGTAATCCTTCTCTAGTGGTGTAATTAGTACTTGTACGTCTTTCATAGTTATTTAGTTTTAAGGTTTAATATTCTCTTGTTAATTGCTTTACGTCTCTTACAGCATTGAAGGCTATCTGCTATCTGTTGTAATTTCTGTATTATCTCTTTAGTTGTTCTCATAGTTTTTAGTTTTAAGGTAGTTCGTCTAAAAATGGTCTTATTGCGTTTTGGCCTTCAAGGAATGCCTCCTGTTCAACGTCCTTAGATAACTCACTAGATAGTATAGTTAGCTTTATAGCGTCTTTGTAAGTTAGCCCTTCCATTATATCTTCTATGTCTTGATAGAATTTGTCTAATATCTTTTGCGTGTCCATCATATTATTTTGCTTTGTGGTTATCGTAATAAAATTTATATATCTCACACACTTTCTCGTGCATCAAATGTTGCTTGTATGTCTCCTTACCTTCGTGCTTAGCGTTGCCTATCTCAATGACTAGCTTAACATAGCTGAGGTTAACCGTCTTCTTACCTACCTTGTGGGTGTAATTCTCTTTAGTTGGCACAGGGTACACTCTTAAGTGATTGCCCTTTAAGGCCCAACTCATATACTCTAGGCACTCCATTACCTCTGAGACATTCTAGTAGCCTCTATGCGACCATTACGATAATGCTTAACTAATAGTTGTGTATCTAGCTCTACGACCTTATACGGTCTTATAGATAGCTTAATGAGTAGTCTATTGTATATGTTCATTTTTCTCTATTTTATAGGTTAGGTATTTGTTTTCTAATTTAAGTATTTTGTTATCAATAGTCAGTCTGTTAACCTCTTCTCTAAGGGCTAATATAGCCATTTCCTGATAGTCTAGTAGTAATTCAGTCTTAGTGTCCATAGTTTAGTTTTTATCTGTTAATAGCTTCTCTACGTCTTCTAGGAATAAAGGGGCTATTTCTGCTATAACCTCACGGCCATCGTTCTTATAGCTGAAGTACTGCTCCATATGTAGCTTAATTTTGAGTAGTTGTTTCCACTCTTCTCTGTTTATTGTAACTGTGTCTGCTTTCATAATATTTGTTTTTTGTAAAGATACGAAGGCTTATTGGTTAAAAAAAGCTTTTTGTGAATTATTTTTAAAAAGATTGTGAATATTTTTTTAGTTGTGCAAAAGTCTTAAATTCTACAGCCCAATTATTATCACTACTTAGGTCATATACATTATCGCAGTCGTTAGCTGTCCACATTCCGTTTGCTGTAGCTACACCGCCTCTAGCTATCCAAGTGCCTTTAGCGTCTACTATTTTGTAAGTTCCTTTTGTTAATCTTGTAATTTTCATAGCGTTTGTTTTTATTTACACTACAAAGATACGCATAACTTAATGTATCTACCAAACTTTTATGCAACTTTTTTTAAAAAAAATGTAAAATAAAATGTAAGTAGCTGAGGTGTAGCTAATTAGTTAAGAAATAAAATATCGCCCCCCGTTAGGATTGCTTAGGTGGTAGCTTACAAAATACCTGATACTATCTATTAAGTGATTGTAGTTATCTATAGGTACATCCTTACCATCTTTGAAGGTGTAATTATTTAACTCTGTAATTAAGTTCCTAGAGCCTTTGTGAATATACAACTTATAGTCTTGTAGTAAAGCAATACCTAAATTGATACTACCCTGTCCTTTAATAGAGGGCTTTATATTAAGATTATAGCTATGCTTAAGTTCGTGCAATAGTCTTGGCTCAGCACTATCCCCTATTATTAGAGTATCACTCTTAGCGTGTCTACCTAGCTCGTAGGCTATATCTGAAGTAGTTAAGCCTGTCTTATATAACACCTCTTTTAAGTATATCTCTTTGCTCTTCTTATTAATAGAAACCAAACAAGCAGCTGTAGGGTCGTTACTGAATCCAAAGTCTAAGGATATACCATAATAGTCTCCGTTAGGATTAAAGTCTTTGACCTCCCAATTACTAAAGATAACACCTTCTGCGACAGAACGCCAACCTCCTAAGATTTGAGCCTTATACTCTTCAGGCCTCTCTTCTTTCATTCTCTCTACGTTAGCTAAGAAGGTAGCATCTAAGTGCTTCTCATTGTCCTTATATGAAGTATGTATATAAGTAGTGTCTTCTAGTGTCGTATTCTCTCCACCTTGTAAGTCTCTAGACTCAAAGAAACGCTTGTATATCCAATGTGCCTTAGTAGCAGGATTCATTACCATTATAACTCTGTTCTGTGCATCCTTAGAACGTACTGAAAGGTCGATTTTATCAAATAGTAAAGGGTCAGGCATCTCTTCAGCTTCGTCTAATATCCAAGTGGTTATACCATTTAAACTCTTAAGCGCAGCTGTCTGATTTCCACTCCCTGTCTTAAGGCCACGAAAGTATATCTTATTACCTGTAACCTTATTAGTAATATCTGTCTTGTTAACTAAGAAGTTATCATTCAGCCCTAGCATATCAATCTTCTCTGTCATCTCAGGAATAATAGAAGTACTTGCTGAGGTCATCGTATACCTAGTAAAGAGCACGTTGTGGCCCTTCTCATAAGTAAGCAATAGTATCATAGTAGATATACTAAAAGACTTACTAGAGCCACGCCCTCCTGTTACTATAAAGTATCTAGAGTCGTTAAGAAATAAGGGTTTATATTTAGGGCTTAATTTAATCATTTAATCTTCGTCAAATGAGATTAGACCTTTGAGCGTTATGTTGTGGTCTATTTCTCCTGTGGTGTGTATATCGATTTCCTGCTTAGGTAGTCCTGCTCTATACTTTAGAAACAGCTCTATTGCTCTTTGGTCTCCTGACTCAATACGTTCTAGTAGCTTCTGTATTACTACGTCTACGTCTATATTGTCATCTAGGATTTTTCTTATGTTTATTACTTCTCCGTTAGAAGGCCTTCCTGCCCCTTCTCTTTTGCCCCCTGATTTTCCTTTTACTCCTGCCATTTTAGTAGTCTTTTGCAACCTATTTGAAAACATTTGATTTCTAGGCCTTTATTTAAAAACACTCTATATAAGAAGTCATTACCACTCCTTTGCTAAGGTAGCTCCTTTAATGTATTTCAACGCAGGCTGCCTATCTATATAGTACATTGTCTCTATATCATTAGTAGAGCCATTCCTAGGCTTTCTCCCGCCTGTTCTCTTTGTAAAGGTAAGTTTACTTAGGTCAGCATAAATAAGGCCGTCAAAACAACTCCAAACGATTATACTATTAAGAGGCTTTTCTATTAGCTTTTTATACTTACGTTCTGCTAAGGGTAAAGGGAAGGCGTCATCTATATATCTATTCCTTCCCTTAACTTCTAGATAGCCAATATCCTGTATATAGAAATCCACATCGTGAGGCCCTAGCTTTTTGTATTGCCAATCATATCTGTTAGCTATAGTTCTCATAGCCTTATTTTCTCTGTCTATGTCTTTTTGTCTCTCAAATCTCATTAATTCTCTCTTTAGCAATGTTAAAATACTTCTCATCTAACTCTATTCCTATAAAGCTTCTATTTAGGTTTTTAGCAGCTACTCCTGTTGTACCTGACCCCATAGTGAAGTCTAATACAACTTCGCCTTCGTTGGTGTACGTCTTTATCAGGTACTCCATTAATGCAACGGGCTTCTGTGTAGGGTGTAAGCCTCTTTCTGAAGAAAACTTCTGTATCTGTCTAGGATAATTGCCAAACTTTTGAACGTGGTCTTTGTTGTTATCACAGACTCTGTGCTCTGTAGACGTTTTAGCTTTTTTTATTTTATTTATTTCTATTATTCCTTGAGGGTTATATGTCGGCTGTATTCTAGCGTTCTTAGACATACCAAAATTACCAAATACAGTGATGTTTTCATATACACTCATAGGCATATGATTACATTGTGCAAAGTTAACACCTTGAGACTTCTCCCAAATCCATTCATACCTAAACATCTTAGGGTTAGACATAATTAAGGAACTAGTAAAAGGTTGTTTACTAAACAAAGCTATCGCTCCGTTAGGTTTAATAATTCTATTAAGCTGCTCCCACATCAATTCAAAATCAATTACGCTATCCCATTTACAAGCTGTTGTACCATAAGGCGGGTCTGTAATAATGGCATCTACTGAGCCTGTTGGTATTTGTTTCATTTGTTCTAGGCATTCTCCTTTTATTAATTGTATCATATCTATTTGTTTAAATTTTGGTTAATTAAGTCTCTAACGAGTGCACAGGTTTCATACTCTTCTATCCATTCAAAATAGAGCCTTGCTCTGTCTAGGAGCACGTTTGGCTCATCATCATCACTAAATAGGTATTCTTCTGTCTCTTCGTATATTGCGAGCACTAATGGCGTTAATTTGTCTGTTCCTTCAGCTAGGGTGTGGGATAGTACCCTTCTGTAAAATATGTCATACTCTGCTATCAGCTCTTCTTGAAATAACCCCTCCAATAAACAGGAAGGGTCTTCAA